CTAGGATCATGGAGTAAGCACCCAGTTTGTGAATCGAACACCTGACTCAGGAAACCTCCCAGGAAAACAGGGAGGGGCCCTTTTCTCCGGTGGAAACCACCGAAGGAACTGGAGTCTACATAACCTTGGTCGAGACATCTTTCGAAGTCTTTTCCAAAGTTAGGAAGAGTGATTGTCAGAAAAGACAATCCCTCATGTTCGATTCGACCAAGGACCGTTTTATAGTCCTTGGCAGCACTGGTGCGACATATGACAGCGAGTTCATCAGCTGTCACTCTCCAGAGAATATCTAGGCTTTTCATGCATCCTCTATTCATAACAGAGTGGTGCATCCAGAGCTGTGATAGACCCTTCTACAGTCCTAGATCGTTCAGAAAACGATCCAGGGCTGCACCGCTAAGGTTTCCTGCCAGCAGTACGCTGATAAGAAGCCTGGCGCAACACGTAACGCCCAGATGGGAACTGAGTATCTCACACAGAAGTGCGTGATATGGGAGAGGATCCAAAGGATCATCTTCCACCGATTCGTCTTGCGACTCATCGGTCAGTTCTCACCACCCAGAAGCTGGGTGATCCGGGCGCCCGTCGAAGCAGTGCAGTAGGCCGTGAGGCCGTCCACAACCTGCTTCTGCTCCGCGATGGTGTAACCCACCAGCGGAACATCGATCACAAGGTAAGCACTCATAGAGTACTTAGCGTTGACCCCGGAAAGAAAGGGATCAGCGCCAACCTTTGCGTGGTCGAGACGGAGCTGTCGGCGAATCCGGTTCCCGTTTTGATGGGAAACGGACAGCTTGACAAGAGAGTCATCCTTCTGGAAGACTCCGGTGTTGACTCCAGAGGAAATCCTCGGGAGTGAGTTCGCCACCGCGTTAATGGTGACGGACTGAGGGTCGGCAAAAGCCACAGCAGTTCTCCTTTAAGGGGATGGTTCAAAACAATACCTACTACCAGAAAGGTAGAAAGCATACCCCATCTTGGTTGGTAAATCCAGCCTGGTTGGCTGAACCAGCAAACATCTGCGCTACGTCAGGCTTAGCCCGAGAGCAACACAGATGGCATACTGTCGGTCCGTTAACGAACCGATAGTAACACCAAAACCATACGGTGAGAGTTGCGGAACACGCTTCTTCCTAGCTACAACGCTATGAAGAGTCGCGACCGCGAGTGAAGGTGAAGGTTGACCACTCGGAAGAGTGTATCCACTCCACCCTCCAATAGAGGTAATGACCTCTTGCGAGGCCATGCAATACCCATATTGACTCACCAAACCGTCGGTGCTGAGGTTACTCACATTGGTAAACAAGTCACCAGTGTTAGCAAACCAGTCGGCGGCCCAGCTCCACGGAGAAATATTCCAGACGGTGTCGGGCGTAAGCCTGACACCCAAGATCTTACTGGCTTGCGAATGCCAGTATTGCATCTTGGAATGGAAGTCTACAGGTTCGGGTACGTAGTATTTAAACGCACCTTTATACCATAGACTCGTCGTGCTGTATTGCACGCCGTCTCCAGTGAAGAACCCATACGGCCAATTAGACGGATAGGGCAGAAACTGCCCTTTGTATGTCCGTCGGTCAAAGACGTCTGGGAAATGGTACGATCGCCGAGTTTTGTGAGCAGAACCTTTACGGTACTGCTGCCAAATCTCGTGGGATTCGTTTACGGCAGTAGCAAACTTCCGTAGGTCGGAAACCAATGGTTTCCAACCGAACTCAACATTTAGATACTCCCCACCAGCCTTTTGGGCGGTGCGGACTTTCTTCTTGAAGAGAGACGAACCTATGATCGCTGGGAGCCCATCTGCTTGCAACTCACCTAGAGCGGTGGGAAGCGAGTAGAAGGGAGCGTTAGGGGCACAACGAGCAACTGCCGTTGTACCACTAGAGCGCATAACCGCGTCGGACGGGTGCGGAGTGAGAGAAATCTCAGTTCCGGGCCAGCCTGTGCGGGGACCCCCGATGGATACTCTTCCATCCCATTGATAGGCATGGATAGTAGGACTCGTTCGCGAGATATGAGCTTTACTCATAAGCCACGGACCACCGTCGTCAATCTCCGTATCTAACGGAAAGTGATTAAAAGTGGTCATTGAGCCCGAGTCGAGGTCGTAACCCCAACTTCCATTCTTCCATGGCGTAACCTGGGAATCTTTGTACTGATAACCATACAGTACAGGATTTGACCAAGTTTTGGTAGCCATAAAAGATTCCATTTCTGTGTGTATGTTGTTTCAGTGCGGGGGCCCCTAGG